ACCGTCGCGACTTTTTCGCAGCAAACAAAACTAAAATTCTCCGCGCCAAAGCGCGAAACTAAACAACAAAACAACACAATACAATGGCCAATTCATTTGACGCTAATACAATTGCTGACATCATCGCCTCTAACGAGGTGCTTGTTTCTCAGCACCGGGTAACGCCTCTTGACAAGTTCGCGACGAACTTCTCCGCAGACGCGATTGCACAAACCAACAACGGCAACGGTGCGCGTTCAACCATTCAGGTTGATCTCGCTTCTGGTGCTTCCACCACTCTTACCAACCCAACCAACTACGAGCAAGGCGACAGCACTCTTGGAGCGGTTTCGATTGGCATGAGCGAATACTCACAGCCTTTCCACATCACGCCAGCCGAACTCGGATCTGGTCGCCGTTTGGAAAAGCTGGTAATGGTCAACCTTTACGCGCTACAAGACAAGCTCGACAGCGTAGTCAAAGGCTTGATGACCGCCGCCAACTATGGCGCAGCAGTTCTCGACAAAGCCCCGGCTACTGTCACCACTGCTGACATCAAAACCATCATTGCCGCAACTGGCAAGTTCGGTCAGCGCAACCTTGTTGCTGATGCTTCTTTCTGGTCACAGTTCGCCGTCACAAGCGACAAGAACAGCCTTGGAGTAATCGACGGAGCATACGGACTCGACAGCTTCAGCTTGTCAACTGACTGGTCAGGTGCGGGAACTAACGTTAACGGATTCGTTGGTGATGTTTCATCCATCGCAATGGCCGCACGTCTACCTGAGCTTACCGGTGAACTCCGCGAGGCACTTGACTTTGACACCGTGGAACTTCCAAACGGCATGACCGTTCAGATCTGCAAGTGGGTTAGCACCGCAAGCCGCAATACTTGGCACAGCTTCGACGTTGTGTTTGGTGCTGGTGTTGGTGATGCTACTGCTGGCAAGATCATCGAGGACGGAAGCTAGTAACTTTGAATCATGGAACGCTCTTTCGTAATCGGCATTTCTAAAGGCTCGCAATCGGTCATCGGTTGCGGGCTGTCAGAAAATGAAGCAATGAAAAAAGCTTCCGAGGCTACGGGCTTTGATCATGTCGAGGTGTATATCAATCCTGTTCCGTTCGCGGTGCTGAATTGTAAGCCAGCAAAGGTAGCTAAAAAGGTTGCCAAAAAGACAACAAAGCGCAAAGCAAAGTAAAAAAACAAATCAATCAAGGCCGTCACCTTTGCGGGTGGCGGCTTTTTTGTGTAAACTGATGGTCGTTGACATTTACACTGGCAAATGTATCATGTTGACATGAATGTTTTTGAGCGTTTTGCAAAGTCAGGATTATCACAATCGTTAAGCGTGATTGGCGAGCCAGCCAGCATTGGCGCGGATCAGTTCAAGGCCGCATTTGATGACTCGCAAATGGACGTATCAAGAACGATGTTTGGCGATGATGATGAGGTGACAACAAGCGCAACACTCCTCAAGTCGCAGATTAAAAACAAGCCCGTCATCGGTGAGATATTGAAGCGGGTAAATAAAAGAGCAACCTACGTCATCACGGAAGTGCAAGAGGATCTGGAAAGCTACGAACTGACATTGAGGGAGAAGAATGCCTAAAAAAAGCGTCAAAGTTGATGATACTGTATTCCGCGCAAAGCTGGTCAAGCTGGCTCGAAAGGTTGGGGTTAATGAAAAAAAGTTTGTTCGTGAGCAAGCGGGTTTTTTAGCAAGAGAGATTGCAAGATATACTCCACCATATGCATCACACCCGAAAGGGGCGAGCTTAAAAATGGGAACAGCTAAGGATTTCAAGACGGGTAAAAACGCAATACTAAATGATTTGCTTATAATTTGCCAAGTCAGAAAACCTAAAACAATCAATTGGGCAATCAGAGAGTTTAAAGGTGGCCCGATATACTACAAAAACAAACGCATTGCGCCGGGAGTGTTGCAAGACATTGGTGAGCTTGCCAGATGGCATAAAAAAAACAAAGGGAGCAAGGGGCGAACAAAGATGCTTCCAGACATTGACAAGCCGTTTGTCAAAACAACGGTGTTCAATAAATACAAAAAGTTTTTGTTTTCAGAGGTTGGAAGCTCGAAAGCGGCATTTGCAAAAGCCGCGCTTGCATTAGGTTCAAAAGGCTCTATCCCGCTACCAATACAAAAAAACTTATCAGGCGCAAGCGGCAGTGGAAGCATGCGCAAAAGAAGCAAGGGATTCATTGGGTTTGTCAGCGGCAGAGCAAAAGGTTTGTATCATGTAAGAAGTGGCATGCTAAAAGAGATCAAAAGAAACAGGCTAATCAAGGCGCATAAAAGGCTTGGATTCATCACGCGCAAGCTAGTGCGTGAGGCCAATCGGTCTTGACTGCAAGCACGCATTGAGCTAAAACATAATCATGCCAGCAACATCAGACATTGAAGTTTTCAATTTCGAGGGCAACCTTGAACAATCGTTTTATGATTTCCTATTGGATAACGGCATTGAGTTGGCAACGGCAAACGACCCGAAAAGGTTGGGCGATGATTACGTTGGCGCGCAAGTTTCAGTCAGCGGGTTGGCAGAGGATGAACACATGACCGAAAAGCCTGACGGTAACCTTGAGTATGATCATTACAACTACACCGCTGAAATCACCATACACACAGACCGCAATGAAAACTCAGTGCCGGGTGTAGCCTTTTCGCGCTACCATCGCGAGCTTGTGGCAAAAGTTCGCAACTTACTAAGCATCTCAAGGGCGGCCGAGGTTGCCAGCCTGAATGACAAGATTGATTACTACTGGATCAACAGGCTTGTGCCGTCTGATACAACCTACAATGCAAGCGACAACAGCTATGATGAAACCGTTCTCACTTTCGAGGGTGACTTTTCGATATTGACATCCGCATGGCCTAGTGCTTAAATACTTTTACAAACTAATAAAAACATGTCTATTCCCTACAACTCACAAGCTGACCAGCCGCAAGGCTTGGAATCCGTCACAATCAACTCCGTTGCATACGTTGTCGACTCTGTTGACATCGCAACTAAAGTCAACCGCTTGATCTCACGTACAGATGCAAACGGTGACCGTGCTGACGTTATGATACGTCCCGGTGCTGATCCAATCAGCGGATCGCTAACTCTTCAAAGAGCATCAACAAGCACTGTTCTCCCTCCAGAAGGTGATGAATTTACTTATGATTTCGACCGCTCCGGCACTGCATCAACACTGGTTGTCAGCAATGTAAAAGTTGCACGCGGTGATGATTTCGACACTTTTGAAATCGACGTATTGCTTAAAACTTACCAAGGCTAAACAATGAAAATCAAGCTATTAAAAGATCATTCCATCCTAGGCAAGATCGAAAAGGCTGACACCATCGTTGACATCAGCGAAGGTGTGGCAAATGACTTGATTCAACGCGGCATAGCTAAAAAACTCTCAAAGGCAAAAAAAGCAGACAAATAATTGTTTGCAATCGTTAGTTTCTGGCCTTGCTCGTTAAAAGCGGGCGAGGCCTTTTTTTTATGAACACGCAAGAGGAATACCGAAAAGAGCGAAAAAAGATTGAGCTTAACCGCTCGCTTGACTGGTCGACGTTTGGTGTTGAGCATAAGGTTGCTGGTGAAATCCTCAATCCCATGACCGTGCAAGTGTGGTTTGATTTGCTTGCTATGCAATCGCCGCTCATATCCTCAGAGTTGCCAACGTTGGAGGCAATCATTGATTACATATGGCGCAACAGCAAAAAGAAAACAAGCAACCCGCTGCTCAAGCAATGGCGGCTCTGGATGATTGAGCGCAGAGTTGCAAAAGACCTAAAGAAAAAAGAGACGGCCGAGGCACTGATTGAGGTTGTGCTTGATCACATAAACACAAGTTTAAATGAATTTCCATCATCAGTATCATCAGCAAGGCAATCAAGAACAAACTCCGTTTCCATGTATTCGGGTGATGCGTCGATGATTGATGAGATTGCAAGCCGTTATTCGATGCACCCGGATGAGGTGCTAAAGCTACCACTCCGCAAAGCGTTCTCTCTGCAAC